TGTTCAATTGGTTAGATCAAAATGGATATGATAGAAATAGTGCAGAAGGTCAAGCAAGATATATGGTTGTTGAAGCTTTTTCTGGTAAATTTCCAAAAACTGCAAATGCTTTGAGAAATGCAAACAAAGAAAATGTAGCTGATGTGACTGCTGTGCTTACCAATGAGTTTGAAGCACCTGCTGAGAGAAGACAAAACATTATAGTTCGAACACAAAACTCCAAGAATGAATTTCAGTCTGCTCTTGCCGCAACAAATAAAATTGATATAGCAGCAGGCGCATCAGAAGAACAAATAAAAGATATGATTGTGAAAAGAAAAAGAGGTGAACAAGAACAGCATCTTGCAGGTATTGTAGGCCAACAACAAATGGCAGAAGCGTCTATCGATAAGAAAGCTTCTACACAAGCAAAAGTCTACTATGCTGGTGATAGCATTGGGCAAGGTGTAGGCATTGCAGCTGGAGGTATAAATTTTGCACAAAGCGGTATGAAATTTACTGAGCCTGCTTTGCTGAAGCAATTGGCCAAAGTGCCTAGAGGTTCTACAGTTGAATTGCATGGTGGCACAAATGATGCGGTTGCTGGAATCACAAACGCAGATGCATATCGCGAACAGATGAAGAAGATTGCTGAACTTGCAAAAGCAAATGGTATCACCGTAAATGTAAATGGCCCACCAAAATCAACTAGGGATTGGGATAAAAATGCATCAACGGCTGATAGTGCATTAGCAGCGGCTGCACAAGAACATGGTTTGAATTATAGAAGTCTTAGACAGTTTGAACCGCCATCTAAATCGGATGGTGTTCATTTTAGCAATGAGGGTTATCAGGCTATGGTCAGACCTCTTGAAAATCCTGCACCACAACAGGTCGCTGAGGTTATACCGTCAATGCCTGATGGTGGTGAAATGACAACCGATGCAGATCAACTACAAGTCTATGCACTAGACAAGAACAAACTTCAACGTGATGATAGCATTGCCATTGATGGTAATGGTAAACCACAATTCACGATGAACTCAAAAGAGTCCATGAAGTTTGATCCAAATACAGGTAGAGTTGAGGTTGATAACGGTTCAAAGGGATATAGAAATGATCCTAACAGACTTGGGCCAGAACAGAGACAGTCGCAGTCACAAAAGGCTCTTGAAGAAAGAAGTGTGCCACAACCAACTCAACCTCAGGCGCCGGCGGCACCAACCACTTCAGTTGATAACGGTAGCCATAATACAATGTATGAAAGTGTCAATCTAACAGCAAATGTATTCAAGACACCAAGTTTTGAACGTGCAGTTGCAAGATCCAGATTTCATAATACTGGCGATGCAACATTGGGTGGGCACTTCGATAATGGTGCATACGGTATGGTATAAAAAAAGGGAGCCGAAGCTCCCTTTTCGTTTCTTAGCCTAGAGCCATGCTCTTGAAGGCCTTCAGGTCTTCATCATCATCGTCCATATCAAAAGGAGGAGTATCATCTTCCACAGTCTTCACCTTCGGTGCGGACCTCTGGGCGACAGTTGCAGCAGCCGCAGCAGGCTTCATCCATGGCATCTCCTCACCAGCAACATCAAGAACCATATCAAGGCGAGCCTTGAGTTCTTCATAGCTCTTGAAGTTAGAAGGTGACAGGAACTCTTTCAGGGAATACTCACGCTTCCAAAGAGCCTCAAGCTTTTCATCATCATCAAAGAGCGGCTTCGGAGCATCGAATAGAGACTGGTCGTAGTTGGGATAACTATCGACAGTACGGATACGAATCTTGAAGTTAGCACCCTTCCAGAAATCGAAAGGATTCACAGCTTCGTCACCCTCAAACTCAGGGTTCATAAGCAAGGTGATCTTATCGAAAATCTTCTTACCATACTTGAACAGAAACACCTTGCCTTCATTCTCAGGATTCTTGGTATCAGAGATGACCATGATATTTGAGATGTAGGAAAGACGGCGCTTCTGTGCGCGGGCCTGCTTGCGAGTGGGAGAGTTATCATCACTAGAAGCATTCCACAGTTGGCTGTTATACTCACTGACAGGATCCTTTTGATTGAGGGTTGTCAGGGAGTTCTCAATATACCACTTGCCAGTCGGACCCTTGAAGCCGTGATCGAAGATACGGACCCAAGGCAGAGCATCTTCACCATCAACAGCAGGAGCAGGAAGAAAGCGGATAACAGCAGAGCCGTTACCAGACTTATCGCGCTCAAGCTTCCAGAAACGGTCATCACCTGACTTCTTATCAGAAGCAGGTGCATTTACCTTTTCGATTTCTTTGGTGAGACGGTCGAGAGTAGAAGAGGACTTTTTGAGAGTTGCGAAGTTTGACATTTGTATATTCTCCATGTTTACGGTGTATAAGGGTTGTCCACATAATCATCATGTAACGATAGTATAATAACAGAACAGTCTCGTTCTGTCAACCTATTTAGTCGCACCACATAGACTCCTTGAACTTTTTTTCTTGGAGGGTTTCTTGCTTTAGCGACCTTCTAGGGTTACAGCACATCCAACAGCTACAAGCTTTCATGTTGTCTGCGTGTCTCTTGGCCCATTGTTCTTCCCATTCTGGGTGACCTGGGTATATTTGATGAGCAATATCTTTTGCGTGTTTATAACGCAAGGCTTTCTTCTTGCGGCGCTCTGCTCGCTTCATGTCTTTCTGAGGGAAGTCTATACTCATTGATTTTCTCCTTCAGTATGTTCTTCATCTTGTCTTTGTCATATGACAGGAATGGATGAAGCTTTCGTGGAAGCATTCTATATTTCGACCATAGGTAATCATCTGCAAGTCTCTTGTCAAGAGTTGATGAGAAGCCTATGAACCTATCTAGTATCACAAAAGTCTCTGGTGACATAGCACCACACATAATAAAGTTCAAGATTGGTGGTAGATGCAGATGACCTTGACCAACCTTGAAAGCTCTCTCAGGCGGATCGTGTGAGAAAAGCTCGTCTAGTTCATTACTGAAAACATAAGACAGTGATTGCTTGCGTCTGAGGTAGGCCAGGTAATCATCTTTAGCATCTTCTTCTAAGAAGTCTCTGATCCATGTTTTACCCTTGATGAAGTTAGCTACAAAGAAATCGACCATTTCTGTAGCAGCATATTGCCTGGATAAATTTTGAAAAAGAAACCTATCGGAGTGAGAAGCAAAATTTTCAATTTTGAGGTTTTTGACTTTACCATGGTACCTGAAATAATCATACTTCTCTTGATTGAAGTGATTTTTCAAAGACATGAACATCACATAGGTATCGAAGGCTGATAGTCTCATCCTACTCTAAATCCTCTGTCTATGAGAAACTTATTGATACGCCAGTCAGCAGGCTTATTACCCTTATTGTTCTTCAAGGTCTTGGTTCGCATTGCATCGAATGCTTCACGGGTGATATACAGTTTGTTCTCAACGAATGAGATGCAATCATGGACAAGATCGAAGTGATCCAATAATTCTTCTCTTGTCTTGTACTCTGATACAATATACTGTATTCTTGTCGAGGTGTCAAATGCTGTGTAGCCAATCTTAGAGTTTGGCATATATGATGAATTGCCAACCTTGAATCGATACTCATCGAGCTTCACAGCTTCTTTGAGAGCATCCGCAATATAGGTGTTATCGAGGATAAACACATCAATATCTTTGAGTGGTTCATTGTGATACCATGAGGTGAAGCAACCACCAGCCATCACGACCTTATCGGTCCAGTTATGGTTGACCATCGCATTTGACACCTTATGAAGGAACTTCGTGCGAGCATCTTGTGCATGTCTCTTCAATTTACTAATCTTGGTGATCTCTTCGATACTGAAGATTTCAAGAGCTTTGTTCATAGTATTGGTGTCTTGCCATGAAGTACCTTTCACCAAGTCTTGGAACGCTTTTGTCTTTATCGCATCTTCAATAGCCGTCAATTGTTCTTGAGGCATTATTTTCGTTGAAGTGCTATCCGTAACGATTGGATTTGTGATTGGTCTTGGTCCTGTGTTATCTGATATCCATGTATCCGATTTCCATGTGATTGGTAATATCATACCTGATGATTTAGTCATATCGGTAACTTCGCAGTGTTAGATTTGGGAAGAAAGTGAAGTTCTTCTGCTTCCATCTTGATCTTGGACTTCAATGCACCAGAGATAAGCTTTGCAGCCATCTCGATTTCAAAGCCAGTTTCTTCACAATGAAGAAGGATAGCGTCCATGTAAGACGTATTCTTTTCATATGCGATGTTCTCTATTGTGAGGGAGAATGTGGTGATTTCGTCTTTAGTTGCCATTGGAAACAAACTCATTCAGCTTCTTGGCCAATTCAATGATTTCATCTTCTCCAACAACAGGAAGAGTTGGAGCAAAAGGCATCTTACCGACACCATTCTTCATTACAACCTCACGTTGGGTATTCCAATCATTCTCAAGACGAGTGCGTTCGGCCCATACCTTATCACTGATAATGCTTTGAGCAAGTTGGAGCAATTCTAACCTAATTTCAAAAGGGTTCTTTGCTGACATGATATAATCCTTGTGTTGTGTGTGGAGGTGGCGGGATTCTGTTACCACGTTCCCGCCGGACGCTGATCAGGCTGCTAGAGCCATTTCATATGCATTGTTGTCGTTTGCATTTACGATTTGCTTTTGGTCTACTCGCACCTTTACTACAATCCGTCGAACCTATTTCGCCCCCATCAAAGATACACTGATACGCAAGATTTATCTAGAAATTGTTTGCGTAGTATCTGCTCTATCTTACCCGCCGCAGACCAGCATCGCCTGTCAATGTATCCATGGTGGAGGCGTCGGGTACTGCCCCCGAGTCCGAATCATCTATTCTGTCCGCCTCAACGACCTTAGCATTGGTATATATTATACCATCTGCTTTCATTTGTCAAGGTAGCTTGATCTTTACTTCAATCTTTTCTTTCTTGCTTGGGCATCCACGAACTTCATCATCTTCGATTTCGATTATACCCTTTTCAACAAGAAACTCAAGTGTACCTTCTACACCGCGAGAGATGCCAATCTTCTGATTCCATATTGCACAGAAACCAAACAGAATAGCAAAGATGCCGAATACCCAGAGATCAACAAACATGTGTGTGTTCCTTTTTATAGAGCCAAATTTTATTGATGAGAGAATCAACATAGTCGATAGTTGGTTTGATAAAGACTTGTGGCTCTGTCAAACCATCAACAGATATGATGATAACAACTTGTTGAATGGGAATACCAACTCTTTCTTTGTACATCAAAGCATATGCAGTGCCTTGTTCAAAGTAATTGTCGATCCATTCCTCTT